ATATATAAAAATATTTATCCGTTAGAGAAAATAAAGTAATAATTTTAAAAATAATAAAAATTATATAAAATATGCCGATACAGCAATAGATTATATATATATAAATAAATAAGACTATTAAAGTAGTAAAGGTGCCAATTTCGCCGCTAAAGCCAAGGCGCTAGGACCATAATTAACAATACCATTCACTATTTTCTTACCGGCCTGCTGAGCAAATTGTAGCATATCACTCAGATGCAATGGATTTTCATGCCATTGTGGCATACGTCGCAGCGTTTCAACAGCAACGATAGTCTCAGCAGTCGTGTAATTTGTGAGTTCCTGCTCAATTAGTTGACTATTTGTACGATATTCTAGAGCCCAGGCTGCTGTCAAATACAGATCACCACCAGGATACGACCCACCAACACTCGCAGTTTCCATACCAATAAACAAATAATCACGCTTCGGAATGAGATCAAATTCAACGCCAACAAATTGCGGTGTCCCAGCAACCATGCTAACGTTAAAAGTGCTCTCAAAATTTACATCCTCTGCATTAGTAATTTTTAAAAACCCATAAATCCCTTTATCTAACAATAAACGACCAGAATTACTCTTATTCTGACCTGACAAATTCTTTAAGGGATTCCCTTGTGCAAAAGACCACCAAGCCTCATTCCCTGGTATTTGAGCCCCAACCGCCATACCTGAACGATATAAATCGGAAGCTTCATTGGTAACACAAATACTCGCTGTTAATGTCCTAATATCGGACATTAATGCTTCATTACCAACCGTCACGTTAGCAGGTAAATGGCACATGATCTGCGACCCAGAGTTAGCATAACTAAACAATTGCAATGTCGTTGCGGGATTAGTTCCTATCATACGCAATCGAAAACTATAATAACCTGGAATGACCACATTAAACCCAGCTGTTGATGCATTAAAAGCTAATGGTGTACCATTAACCCAACTATTCCCTTCTAAACGGTAATTATCAATTTCGGCATTTATAATATCCGCAAACTGAAAAGATATACCAGCTGGGTGTGCTAATGAACCATCTATCCAAAATCCTGGCTGGGAATCATGGGTTCCACAATATAATACAGCTCCGTGTGGCTTATATGTCTGCCCAGATAAAATACCAAGATATACCAAAGGCAACACGGAATCATAATCCGCTGAAATTGGCAATGCTAGTGTCGGTAGTGTATTTGATGAAAAATAACCAACATACGTACAAGCATTACTAGCAGCATTAGGGTCTAAATAAATTAAAGACCTAGCAGGACTACGAAACACAGCCACAAAAGAATTTCCAGCGGTCACATAATTGTTAACATTTGAAGAAATAACATCCGGCTGGAAGTTCATAAAGGGTGCTGGCAAAAAGTTGAAAGGAGTACAAGTGGCTGTTGGATTACTAGAATAAATATCTGCCCACCTTAATGAGGGAAAATTCATTGGTGCAGATAATTGCATTATAATCTGTTTAACTTTACCACCAGCTCCACTAGCAACCCGGGCTGCTGCTGTGCCACCAAACTTCATATTTTTATTTGGAGCTAGCATCCTACCATTGTAATTAGCCTTAGGAGTATTTTTAGATTGCTTTGACTCTAAATACATTGCCAAGCCTGATTTCATCTTGGCCTTCGGTTTTTCAATAACAACAACAACCGGCTTCTTACCTTTAATATTTTTATTTTGCTTTCTACGATTAGGCATAATAAAACAAACAAAGAAAAATTATATAGAAAACTATATAAAAGAAAATAAATAAGACCTTTCTGAGTATAGTCTTTTCGACTGTATAAAAACCTATAAAATAACAGTCACACATTATACGTGCCTCTATTAAAGAGTCATCAGTTTCGTTTTTATGGTGTATAATACCTATTCCAATAGGCTGGAAAAACAAATAAAACATATATATAAAACGAACAAAACAAACAAATAAAACTATATAAAACTAAATAACCTTACCTAGTATACTTCTCAAAAAATATATCTGGAAACAATATATTATCACCGGGGGTTGCACACAATAACTTTTCAATTGGAAACCCAGGATAACGTAGGTCAAACCAATTTTCAACATCATTAGGAATTACAATATTACCTGTTTTTATGGCTGCTAAAGAATCAATATGGACATGACGTTTAGTAGATATTTGAGCAACTTGGCGATAAAAGACCTCAACCATGCCAGGTATTGGAGAATAAGTTGTCATTGCACCAGTACAAACTTGCTTCCACCACGCAAGAGGGTATTTCTGTGGTAAACGTGACATCCCGATCCCAACAAAAGAACGTCCCATATCGGGTGCCATTGCCCAACTAACACAACCCATCATTGTAAGAACTGGCCATAAATGACACCCTAAGAACGTCGCAGTAACTGGAGTAACAGCCTTTGTCTTCAGCGTGAAGCCCATTTTAAAAGCATTATTGGCAAATAAAAGTGTATCTACAGGATAACTCGTCGCAAAAATAACATCATCGCCAGATGATATTATACGTACACTATCTTTATCTACCTTATAACCTGATAAAACGAGCGATGTGGAAATCAACACAACCATCAATAAAGAATTAAATAGTGTCGTCTGTGCTGTACCACTACGCATCGTATACGGCTCGACCCAGGTATTCCCAGAAGCATCTCGAACACGCATAAACTGCTGTTTATCCAATAAGCGAACTACATCACGATCCCACCCTGACTCAATCATCCACTTACGAATAAATAAATATGCAAAAGAGACCCAACTCTTGTCATATTTGGTGGCATCACTTTCATACCAATATGGAAAGTGTGTCAAGCCACCAAGTAGTTTTCCAACTTCAACATTATTTTTCCCACTCGCAATAGTAGCAATATCCCAAAATGGCCCCATAACCCCTTTAACCTTATTAGTTAAAACAGAATAAAAGGAATCGACTTCAGGGGCTGTGTCAATAATAACATCAATAGACGGATATTGTATAGCTCGAATGGCTTTTGGAACACAATAACTAGTCAATTGATTAAGTGGTTGTAGCTGCAATTTCTCATGTTTTAACATACACTTCCCACTCTTTGGTTTAGGTATGCGCCGTGTTCCATTAAGTTTAGCTTCATAAGCCTTCCAATAACGCCGCTTCTTTGCCGCATCAAACCCCGCCTTACGAATATACTCCCCAATAGATGTTCGCCGTTGACATTGAACCTTCATTGCTGGTAAAAACTGCTCAGCGACTAACCACACACCTAAAGTGTCAATCCATTGTGAAAAAGTTCGCTCTTGACACTGAACGCGATCATGATATGTAGTAATCATACTATCACGCTCAATCTGGGGTACAATTGAAGTAAATTGACCAGTAAATCCGTAGACAGTTGCACCACAACGCGGACCACTCTTCCGCAAAGATTGAAAACACTTTAGGGCACGTCGAGGTAATGGTTTATGGAAATTTATGGCCCGTTTAGTTAAGCCAAAATAATTCCCTTCAATGTAATTAGGAGAATTCTCCTGAACCCAACGCTCATGCGCAGAATTACTAGTGCACCGCATCGTACAGACGCCACCACAATGTTTACAAGGAATATCCACAGGAAGCGTATTAGGACCCCCGGCATAAAACTTTAAATTATCACTTAATGTTATATTGTCTTTTACTATATTATAGATTTTACTAGGTAAATGTATATACCTAAAAGAAAAAAAGGATTTTGCTATCATATAATAACGATAATTACGTTGACGAATAGTTTCGTTAGACTTCCAAAACCATAAATTAAAAGTAGGACGACGTAATTCTTGACGTGTAATTAAAATTAGGACGATCCAATTTAGAATCGACCCAAAATTTATAAGTGAATAACATAAAATAATAAAGTATATTAAAACACAATAAACCTCATAAAAAGAAATACAATAAACAGGACGACATAAAGATAAACTACGAAATTCGAGATTCCACAAATATGACACATTAGAATAATAATCAATCTTACCATTATTAAATTGTATCTGAAAATGACGTAATTCCTGTTCTAATTTATCAATAAATAAATTTCTTCCTA